TCAATACCTCTTTTAGCATTGTTCCTTACAGATTGTGGATAGTCAGAAAAACTTTCCATTTCTGTACGCTTACATTTTTTAAGTCGTTTATCGCTTTTAATAACTGCCTTAATTTGAGATAACATATATTCTGCTTCTGCTTCCTCTATCTTACTTAATTCTTCTTGTAAATTTTCTTTAGGTCTTTCCATTTTATCAGCAAAGTAACCCTCAATACTTAAACCTTTGTAAATTCCTTTCTTTACATCTTGCCATACTTCTTCGTTGTTTATTCTCATAACAACTGCCCAAGCACCTTCTACTGCATTTAAACCATATAAAGCAGTCTTATCTTTTTCTACATCTTCAACTATCCAACTTTCAACAACACTTACACCATCTACTTTTAATTCGTGTTCTAAAGTAGCATTATTGCTATTATTATTTTTAAGATATAATTCTGCAGATTTTCTAACTGTATTTCTTGAAAAGAAAACATAATACTCATTATCCCCACTCTTTCTATAAATAGGTTTATTAGGTATCAAAGCTAAACCAACAACAATTCTTTTATCTTTATCTATTGTTTTAAATTCTGTTTTTTGGTTTTTTAAAGCAATAAAATCTTCTTCTATTGCAGGGTGTTCTACTAAACTTATAGCTTCTACTCCAATAGCATCTTCATCATCGATAATCAATTCAATAATATCAAGCATATTTAAATATTTTGTTTTTACATTTTCCTCTTTTAATTAATTCACCTCTAATAAGAGTACTCATAGTTGCTTGAGAAACACCATAATATTCTGCAGCATCTGTAACCTTATCAAAACGCATTTTTGTATTTAATTCTATAACAGTTTTTTTTGCGTTAGAAGTTCCTTTTCTTTTTTCAGACATTTTTCTTACTGCCTCTTTATTGTGAGTTTTGCCATACATAGGGTTATTAATACCACTCTTATCATAATCAAGATGAGTATATCTTTTCCCTTTTTTAGATTTAGATAAAGACCTACCTCTTTTTCTTTTTATTTCTTCAGTATTACAATGTTCCCATCCACCAATAGCAGAGTTTTTTAGATTATAATAATTACTATCTTTCTCTACATTGTATATTTTCAATAACTTATCTTCTACCTCTATAAAATCTTCTCCTATGTATAATATTGTTCTTTGAAAATCATTTGGTTTTTTATTATATGCTCTTTTAAAATAAACACCACTTCCAATGTATTTATCATTCACACTACCTTTATGAGAACCTATATATCTCATATTGTTTTTAGTGTTTTCCCATAAATAAACAAAACCACTCATATCCGTATATAGTTATTTTATAATTATTTTGTATTTTTAAATATATGCACCATCTACAATATTTCTATCCATACTTTGTGCAGTAGTAACATCATTTGAAACTACATAAGCCTTAACAGGTTCTTGTGTTTGACTACCTATTGCATCTGCTAATTGGTTTGTATCACTTGCACCTACAACATTAAATGCAGGAGGTTGAGATACACTTGGTGCAGAACCACCACCACCTGAAATACTCGGAGAACCACCACCACCTCTTCCTTTAGGTGTTTTAGTTGATGCTATTTTTTTAACATTTGCCACACCACTTGCTATTGCTGCTCCTGCTGCTGCAAAACCTAATGCAGGTCCGATAATAGGAATACCTGATAAAGATTTGTAACTATCCGTTGCAGATTGATAAGTACTTATTGTAGCACTTGCTATTGCTGCTGCTTTTCCTGCTGCACTTTCTTCTCCTAAAATAGATGTTAAGTTATTTAAACCCTGTGTTATTATTTGTGATTTTTCTTTCTGTGTTAGTTTCTCCCACTCTATTTCATTTTTAGAAGTGGTTTGGTTTAATTTACCTAAAGCCTTTGTTTTAGCTTCTTCTAAAGCAACAGTAGTTAAACCTTGTGCTCTTGCAAGTTCTATTAGCTTATTGTAATGCTCTGTTGTTTTTTCTATTTCTAATAACCTGCGTTCTTCTTCTGTTACTGCTTCTGCATTTCTTATTTGATTTTTTAAATCTGATAATGCTTTAGCATCTGCTATTTCTTTATCTGTTTTTTGTTTTTGCTTTAAGGTTTTTTCTTCATCTTCTTTTTTCTTCTTGTCTTCTTTTTCTTTATCAATAGCGTCTAAACGTGCTTGTTCTTCTCTTTTTGCAGATACTATTTGAGCAGATACAGTTTTTTGTTTAGTAAGTCTTTGTGTTTCTAAATCAATTAACCTTGCTTTTAAATTAGCTTCTTCGTCTAAATCTGCTTTGGTTGACTTACCTAATGCATTTTCTTTTTGTTTTGCTTCTAACCTTAATCGTGCTGCTTTAATTTCTTTGTTAGTTATTTCTTCATCTATATTTGCTGCTTGTTCTAAAAACGCAATCCTTTCTTGTGCAGTAAACTTTTCTTTTTGAGCAGCCTTGTCTAATAATTCTGCCCTATCTCTATTTGCTTTTGCACGTTCTACAATTAACTTTCTTTCTACCTTATCTGCCTTTGCTCTTTGGTCTGCTATTTGACCTGCTATTTTAGCTTCTTCTTTTAATTCTGTTACGAATTCAGATGTTGCCTTTGTAACTTTATTTAAAGTATCTTTAACACCTGTTAAACTATCCACATAAGAACTTCCTGCTTTTTTAGCATCATTTAAAGCACCTTTAAAATCCCCACTAAATACTTTCTTTATTGCACTACCTAAAAAACCAACTGTATCTAATATAGAATTAAATCTATTTGTAATATTTTCTACAATTAAATTTTTGAAATCTATTAATGCTTGTTTAGGGTTTTCAAATACAGATATTATACCCTCTCCTAAATCAGCTAACAAGTCTAATAAATTACCTGTAACACTTCCAATTATACCAAGTATTTTAGCAAATTTATTTTGTCCCTCTTCACTTCTTGTAAACGCTTGACCTAAAGATGTAACTGCAATTAATAATGCACCAATACCTGTGCCTATAACTGCTACCCTTAAAGATTTGAAACCTGTTACTGCAGTTTTTAAAGCACCCCTTAAATTTTTAAATTTAGTAACTGCTCCACCTGTTGCTTTGTCAAGAGTGCTACCCATTTGAGAAGATGCATCTTGTGTTTCTTTTATCTCTTTATTAGTATTAGATATTTCTTTGTTAAGTTTCTGTACATCTTTAACACCTTTATCTGACTTAACTTCTAATTCGACTACTACTTTTTCTGCCATCTTATTTCTTGTTTTATTGCTTTGTAACTATCTTTTAATGTAATAGGTAGTTTATTCTTACCTTGTGCTATACGGATATTTTCTGTTTGTCCGTTTGCGTATTTTAATAGTTCTAATATATTCTTTATCATTACAAATCGTTTAATAATTCTAATTCAGATTTTCCTGTTTCTAAATTACTTGTTATTGAATTTATCTTATAGCTTCTACCATTGATTACAAATCTATCTGCTAAAGTGTAATTGTATAATATTCTTAACGGTAGATATGCACTTACTTTTGTTAATCTGTTTGTAGAATTAAATACGTTGGTTATATAATTTTTATAGTAAACCTCGAATAAAGTATCTGTAAAATCATTTGTTCCTGTGTATTCGTTTAACTCATTGTTAAAGTTTATATTTACTTTACTTGTAGTTCTTAAAAGTGATAAACTATTTGATGGTACGTTATAAGTTAAAAGTTGTGTGTGAGATGATGAACTATTTAAAAAAGATATAGGTGTTGCGCCTGTTTGTTTAATTGGGTAAAATAATAAAGGTTTACCAATATAACTTTCTTGATTATCATCTACATAGTAACCATACATAATAGTAGTATTTGCACCACCATTTTCATTTATTAATCTTTCATTCTTTATATGTCCAAAAGGTAATTTAACAGAATATAAACCACCATCAAGTTTACCCTCTCCCCCATTGAAATCTAATTTTGCCCATTCTTTACCTGCTAATTGTGTGTGTTGTTTAGCTAAAAATGTATCTGTATCTTCATAAGAAAAATTAATTTCTCTGTAAGGTAAGGCTACATTTACTGCACTTTTATCTACTTCTACATACTTTGAAATATCATAACTATTACCACTACTATAAAAACTATCTAATGTTTTTACAACTACAATATCATTTTCAATATAAGCAGTTAAATTAAACATCTTAAACAATCCTGTAAGAAAATCAATAACTTTCATTTCAGGTATCTGTTGTGTAATAATAAAATCAAAAGCACTTACATAATTATACGTTCCTGTATTATAAGTTATAGTTTTAGTATTTGAAAAAGGTTCAGTATATGAAATATCCCAATAAATATCTGAAAAAGTAATATTACCATCTGCTTCTATATAAACTGTATAATCTGCTTCTTCTAAATTTATATCTGATTTTGATATTGTTAAGTTACCTGATGTAGATGCACTTTTATAAACCTCTACACCATCTTTATAAACTATTGCTTTGTAAGATAAACCTGCAGATTTTTGTAGTATTAAATTAAAAACATCATAGTATTGAGGCACACCTATAACTCTTAATGTAGATGAATTTATCATTTGTGTTTCAGTATCAAGGTCAGGGTTTATAGTACCTGTCCAACCATTAACTAATGATTGATTTACTCCACTTAAATTTTGTACATCTCCTTTCTTTCTATGCAACCACATAAACAAATCATAATATGGTGCATTTGTATCTACAAAGAAATCATCACTAAATGTAATGCTATATTTACTCTCTATTGCTTCTACTATTTTATGTATTCTTAATGCGTATTTTAATTCAGAATATAATACTCCGTGAGTGTTTCCCCCAGTTCCTGTATGGTAATATAAGTTTCCTGCATCGTGGTTACCACTTGTACTATCGTACTTTAATCTTTGTGTATGTGTTATCAAAGGCACTATAACATCATTTGTAGCAGGGTCTAATTGTAAACCACCTCTAATACCACTAACATCATACACTTCTGACAAACTATCTAAATCAGATAAAGACTGTAATTTATCTTCTCCTAATAAATCTTTTAAAGAAACTGTGTTACCAAAAAAAGTAATTCTATAAGTATGAGGTACATTGTTTTTTAAATCTACACCCTCTAATTTTATTTTACCATCTCTAAATGTTATATTGTTTAATTCTATTGTAGCATCTTTTTTCTTTCTTGCATCAAATCCATTTTGAATATCATAGTTGTAATAATGCTTAAATATTTTGTTATTTGTTTTAGATGCAGGTACACTAAAGGTTTTAGAAAAGTCTGTAAATACCTTTGCAATATCTTTTACATTCTGTATAGATTGAGTGATAGAAATACTTTCATCTTTAAATAAATCTATCCTTTGACCTTGTATGTATAATTGTAGTTCCTGCATTTATCTAATATCGTTTAGTACATTATAAGATTTTTCAAATTCAATAGTATATTCTACTAACCTATCATTTAAAGATGTCTTATAAGTTATATTAGAAGTTTTAACATTGATAGGTAATATTTGTTCTTCTGTATCTGTTACGTTTGTCATCCATACTTTTTCAGATAACATCATTTGCTTAAAAACCTCATTATATTCTTCACTTAAATATCCACTACTAAACGTAAAACTTTCGTTAGCTTTTATATTAAAATCTCTTTTAGTATGTAAAGACCTATCATAAGTATAACCATTCACAACATTAGCATTATAACTTTCTTTTTTTACATTCATTTTATTGACCTGCTTTTTAAAGAAATACATATCCTGTAATGCTCCAAACTTATTTATAAATGTAAACTTCTTTGGTTCGTACTTACATTCTTCTAATGTTTTTATCTTAATAGTTTCTAAAGGTTTTGTATTACTAAACACTCTAACCTCATCAGCTTCTCCTATCTCGAAATCGTTAAAGAAATCTTTTATACATTGTGTTTCTTCATAAGTACCACCATCTGATAAAACCCTTTCTATATAATTATCAATATTTAATTCGCCACCTATTGTAGCATATTTTATTTGACCACTTACAGAACCTGATGCAGAATAGTTTTGTGTACTTACAATTTCTCCATCTTTTAAAAATACAACCGTAGGAGAACTTTCTGTGTTTATAGGTATTCTAACTAAATTATCTGCAAGTGCAAATATATTTCTATTAGAAATCATTATAGGACTATTATCTACATCAAAGCCTGTTTCTTCAAAATAAGAATAACTATCAAAAGCATAATCATTAAGTAAAGTACCTGCATAAATAAGAACATCACGACTGTTATATAATTGATAATCTACCCTTAACGTTACACATTGGCTTTCGTAATTATTACCAAATGTTATATCTAAATAATCTCTTACAAGTTCAGACACCTCTATTTTACCTGCATCAAAATTAGCATTGTAATTCTTTGTAATAACATATTGAGGGTCATCTCCTGTACTGTAATTAATATAAATACTATAAACATTATAACCACCAACAGTTATTACGTTACCTGTAAAGATTGGACTTCTTAAATTTAATGCCATTTCTTATTTTTTTAAATTATCTTTTATCGTTGTTTCTAATAAGTTTTCCATATCTAAAGCAAACGATTGTACTAACTCTTTTGGTAAATTATTAAATGCTTTCTCAAATGGTTTTGTAAAAAATAAACTTGGTTTAATTCCTTTCTTATAAATACTATTTGATATTGCAAACTGTAAACCTTTTCTACTTGTAAATCTACCTTTACTATCTCTTGTTCCTTTTAATCCTTTTCTAACAACCCATTGGCTAAATGCACTTGCAGGTGGTTTCTTATTTGTGTATTTAAAAGGTGTGTTATATTTCTTTTCTGTACCACTTACTCCTTTGTCTTGAAACACTCCATAATTCTCCATTAAAAACTCTAACTGAAAACTATTTTTAGAAACCTTTACTTTGCTATCTAAACTGTTATAAAGTTCTTTAGAAGCATTCTTTTTACCTTTAGTTAGATTACTTCTACTTTGTTGTATAACATATTTAGCAAACTTATTTAAAGCTATCTGTGTTTCTTTTAGTTGCATATATTAATATCATTTTGTATAAATACATCAAACGTACACGCCCATCCTGCTAACTTGTTTTCAAACCTTTCATAAAATGGCTCACAGTTTGGGCTACCATCTAATTGATATAAATCTCTATGCAGGTTACCTTTTCGTAATAACATCGTAAGTCTATTCAATACTGCTAACTGTGTATTTAAAATATCCTGCTCGTTATCATTCCCTCTGAATATATCTTCGGTAGGTTCTTTACTTTCATCTACAACATCCATAGCCATAACTGTAATGTTAAAAGATAAATATTGTTCTTCTGTTATTACATTATTTACTATAATATGTGATAAAGGAAATATAGTCTGTTTAGATAAATCTATTTCTGTTATATCTCCTGTAGTTACTGTATTAACATTTACATCATTTAGTAACTGTTCTTTTATCTTTTCTGTAAGTTGGTAAAACCCTCTAATTCCTTGCATTAAATTTATTTTTTATATTACTTGCTTCTATTTCTTGTTTCTCTTTTTCAAACGTTAAGAATAGTAAACATTCGTGCATTTTTAATTTAGTGATATCTTCAAATCTCCTAATATCTGATTGAGCGAGTGCATAAACTGATGAGTACCAACCCCATTTTGTTCCGAATTGAGATACTCTTGTAAGAGTGTTTCCTCCGTTTGACCCAAAGAGTTCATCGTAACTTGACACAATTCGTTCCCTAAATGATAAAAAAAAAGTATAGAACCCAATACTGCATCCAATGGCATATCTTTTAAATGCTCTGTATCTCCTGCATCATATTCTTTTATATGATACCTATTACCTTTTCTTATTTCTATTGGTCTATATAAAACACCCATTGCTTTATCTATGTTATTCCAATCTCCTATATTAGTATCTAAATCAATATATTCCCCAAAAGACATCTCATCAAGATTAGGAATAAAGCCATACTCAACGCCATTTAATTTAAAAGTATTTACTAAACTTGGTTTACTTTCAAACATATTAGAAATGATATTTACAATATCTGCTACATCATTTGCTTTTATGTATCTAACGTATTCAGCCTTTACATTACAAAATATCTCAATCATTTTAAGAGATAGTTCTATATCTGTTAAATCTTTTAATTCAGTTAATTTTAAATACTCTTGGTATTGACCTAAAGTAATCTCGTTTAAACTATTTGGTACTGTTAATTCAACTTTCATATATGTATATAGTTATTTTTTAAATATTTTAGAAACTAATATAAATAAAAAACCCCTACAATTTGTAGAGGTTGTATTTACTTTTATATAATAGCATATTTACCAAAATTAGGTTTACTTAAAACAGAATAAGTAGCATATCGAACTGCATCAATCGTATGGTTATTTTTATCTATTGGTTTGTTTATCATCTTGCCACTTCTATCTTCTTGCCACTTGTAGTTTCTAAATTCCTGTATGCAGTTATGACTATCTTTTTCTATATGTATTTTAAAGCGTTTTAATAGGTCTATTCCTGCGTTGATACTATCAGCACCTTTTAAACTTGGTCGTACATTAAAACCCATTCTACGTAATTCCTCAATCAATCTTGGCTCTGCACTATCAAAGTAAATTAATTCTCTTTGTATTCCTAATTGTTTCCATTTATTAGCAATATCATAAGTAGTCATTTGTGTTTGATAAATATGTTCTTTTATGTAGAGGTTGTGTTCTTTCCTATAAACAGAAACTAAAGTAGTAGGGTCATTAGAATATCCTGCATCTGCTCCATAGCTTATAAATTCTGCATCGTGTGGTATGTGGTTTACCTCTGTATAATTAAATATAGTAGCTTTAGATATACCTTTTAAACCTAAACCATATATTTGCCAGTAGGTTTCGTCTGTGTCCTTTAAACGTTCTATTTCTTCTTTTATACTTTCGTTTAAGAAACTATTGTCTTTGTATGTAGTGATATAAAAGTCTGCATCATCTCTTGGTATTACTTTGTCATATATCCAATGGTACTCATCCGATGGATTAAAGTCAAGAATTATTTTATCTTCTGTTCTAAATATTAACTGTTGCCAATCTTCGTAATCTAATTCGTTTGCCTCATTTATAAATAACAAATTTCTTTTACGACCTCTTACTTTTTGTGGTTGGTCTAATGATATAAACTCAATAAGGTTTCCGTTTAGTCTATATTCGTGGTTTGATTTATTATGTGCTTCCTCTGAATAAGATTTATATTGTTTTAGTATATCTAAAAAATCACGCATAACAGAACTACGAACTGCAGGAAATGTCTTTCTACAAATAGTTATTGTTTTACCTGTGTTCTCTAAACAATATTTAAAAATAATATAAAGCAAAATGTTATAAGTCTTACCTGACCTTGTACCACCCTGCTCTATTGTTATCTTTTTATCTGATTGTAACAGATGTTCAAAAACTACATTAGTCTTTATCCTCACGCTTTATTATTTCTATTTCAAATTTAGTAGGCATCCCATCTGCACCTGTTATTTCTTGTCTTTGACTATAACCTCTATCCTTTCCTTTTCTTTCTAAATAAAATTTAGTGCTATCTAATTTAATTCTTTCATTCTTACTTCTCATTAAAGAATGCAAACCCTCTTCTGCCACATCAAAGTTTTGGTCTCTTATGTCATTCAATCTATTCATATCCTTTTCTGCTCTATCCTTTACTGCTTGTCTTGAATAAGATACGTTAAAATGATTTTCTATTGCTCTTGCAGTTCTTGCATAGATACCTGCATTCTCTCTTAATATTGCCCAAAATTCATTATCCGATACTTTCATTTCGTTAAGTTTTGTTAAGCCAAGCCTTTACCACAAACCTCGCAAATATTTAACATTTCTTTTTTATCTTCTTTGTGTATTTCTTTTTCTATTACATCTTCTATGCTATCTTCAAAAGGTACTACAGTCAATCCCCAATCTTCTACTTGTTGTCCATTCCAATCGTTTGCTAACGCATCCCAATCCCATTCACCAAATCCTACATTGTCTTTTACAATAAATTCTCTTTCTTGTTCTTTGGTCAAACTATCTGCAACTAATATCCATACTTCTTTTAGTCCTGCTTCTTTACAAGCCTTTAATCTCATATTACCACCAAGTACTACCATATCGCTATTTACTACGATAGGTCTTAACTTTAGCATTTCAGGAAACTCCTTAATTGATTTTACAAGTTTCTTGAATTTATAATCTTTTATAAATCTTGGATTGTTTTCATTAGGTTTAACCTCTTGAATGTTTATTAGTTGCATATTAGTATATAGTTAAATGTTAATTATTTTCTTAAAATAAAGTAGTTTGTGTTAGATATGGTTTAAGTCTTTTAT